CATAAGGCCTTTGCTTCATCGGTTTTAAGTGGATGTTGTGGTCTGCCTTTAACTGATAGTTTTCAAAGGCCATTCCAATAATACCAACGTGCTGCAAACTATCATCGTATATTGATAAGAATGCAGGATCAAAGTTAATGTCATCGTTGCAAATTAATATGTTATCATGTTTAGCACGCTCAACTCCATAATTCCACGCGGGATTAACGTAAATGTTGCGTGGCATAAAACTCATTGATATTTTTTCGTGAAAACGCCATTCCGCTTCTTCTCCTGGTGCATTATCAATAATGATTACCTCGCCAACGGATTCGCAGTTGCATAGGTCTTCAACAAGCTTTGTGATGCGTGGAGATTTCCACATTGTTGGTATGATTACGCTAAACATGCGACAAAGATATAAAACTTTTTAAATAAGTATTGCAAGCATAACGAAAAGTATCTAAAGCATCTGCCTGTTGTGTTGGATCGTTTCGGTCTGTTTTCTTTATCGTGCCATCAGGCAGCACAGCAACGTTTTCTAAATCAAATTGTAAACCTTTGGTCATCTCGGGGTCAAGTTCAACCGTTCCGCGTGCAAGCAATGAGTTAACTAACATTCGATTATCTTCTAATGATGGGTTGACTGTGGGCACTAACATTTGATTGTTGCTCAATCCAAACTTCTGTCTGATAACGGTATAATAGTTGAGGTTATCCTGCACCAATGCACTCGATGACTTGCCACTCGCATCGCCAGTTACTTGGTAAAGTGCATTGCCATACTTCGATAGTATAACATCACATAGTTGGTAGATGTCGCTGTTGGCTAACTTAATCGTTTCCTTTACGCGTATAGTCATCGGTGGTATAACTTGCACCACTGAGCAACATATTGGATTACGATTAAAGTCAAAGCTAAGGATGATGGGCAGTTGTTTGTTTAACGTTACCGGAACGAGGTGCTTGGTTGAATCATAAGCATAGGCCCATCTATTGCCATCCATGTCAAAATTTGTCCAATCGCCTCCGATAAACTGCCTCCGATAGCGCTCATCCATACGCGACCAAACTTTCTTTTGCTCATCAGTTACGAATGCATTGTCATCGGGCATGGCAAGTTGATAGTAAAACTCCTCGCCTAACTCGCCTTTAAGATATGGAATGTGTATCTCATCTTTAATCCATGTTTGAGTCGGGTTGAATGTTGCTAATATCAATGGCATCGGCATCTTATCAATGTACCAAGAGCCAACACGCGAGCTTCCAATGTTCCAAAGTTTCTTGCTCAGTTCCTCGATTTGCTCAAAGTAAACTCCATTCGTTTCGAGTCCTAAGAAAGCATTTAACTCGGGGTCATGGCTAATGTTTTCAGCCATAAAGAATATCTTTGATTTGGTCTTAGTGTTTTCCACAAAGTAGTTTGACTTGTCGCGTGACCATCGATAGTGCTGCATGCCATCGATAATCTTTTCAAAGGTCGGTATGATGGTTTTAACTAACTTCGGGAAGTCCGAACGAATAACGTGCCACTTTGAATTTGGATACATTGCAGCCAACCGCAGGCAAATAGTTGCGCAAATAAATGATTTGCCGCCTCGAATCGCACCGCCATAAAGTAGATTGCGCTTCTCAGTTGCTCCTTGCGCGGCTGCCATTGCTTGAATGTAAAAGTCATATTGCTTCGGGTTGGCTTGTAAATCAACTATCACAGTTCAATGATTAGTCCATCAGGTGTAGTTATCTTCGATGGTGGGCGTTGGTCGGTTATGGTGGTGTTAAGTTGAGCAGGTGCATTGCTGCCAAATCTTAAATTATAGTTTTGATAAGCTCTTTGTATTTCGGTTTGTGTTGGTTTTCTATTAATAACTTTTACAATGCCTCCAATTATTAAAACATCACTAACTTGTTCTCCATCTTTTAAAATTCTAAATGCAACTTCATCCGCTTGTGACTGCGTAACAATGTTTGCAACGGCTTTTTGAATTACTTCATTATCTTTTGTTAATGTAATAATTGATTGATGCCTTTCTTTTTCTGCTTGTATTTCTTTAGCGTATTTTTTGGCTAATTGTGAGCCCTTGACCTCACTGACTTGCTTACTTACCCCTTTCTTACCTACACTTAACTTATAAGCGTTTGATTGTGTTTCTCCAATAGATACAAGCCTAATAAATTCGATATGTTTTTCATTTGTACTAACCATTTAATCGTTTTAAAAATTTATCAGATGTAATATAAACATCATCTCCATTGATTCCAATGTTTTCTAAAAACTCTGCCTTTTCATCGTATGTTTTAAAAGTAACTGTAAAATGTGTTGACAATCTGCTTTCAGTTGTTGCGTTTTTTGTTTCTTTTCGACCTGCCTTTGTTATTGCTTTTTCTTCTTCAGTACGTTCTTTTAAAATTTCAGAATCTCTTTTAAATAAAGAATTGTCACCCATTTTAAAATTAGGTACCAGTGTTTCAATCATTTCAATATCATACTCCTCTAACGCTGCATTCTCAATATCTATTTCATTAATTAATTCAGCCATTAATTCCATGTCCATTTCTCCTTGAACACGTTTATTATTTAAAAAAATGTTTTGTTCCTTTTCAGTTTTTAAATCAATTTCGATTTGTTCAACTTTTACATCGTAATCAGTTTCTAAAGTCCCATCATAATTATGGCATAAATCTAATGCCTCTAATCTTTTGTGTCCACCAATTAAATTAGATGTTGTTTTATTAAATTGTATACCGCCTAAAAAACCAACTTTTTTAAAATTCTTTTTGAGAGCTTCAACAACTTTAGGATTTTTTTTGCGCGGGTTATATGCTGCAAAATTAATTTCAGATCTTTTAAGAAAAACAGTTTCAGATTGCTTAATTTTTGCCATAGCTATCGTATTTAAAAAGAATTACTTCGGTTTCAGGGAATTGTGCAAATATACGTTTTAAATCATTTGGATATTTATTTCTCATGTAATCAAGAAATTCAGGCATATAAATATCGCAGCCACTATGAGTAGTTCTATTGTTATTGTAATTAAATGGAGGTATCAAATTATTATCTGAAATATAATTGTAAACCTCTTTTGTTTTTAAATCAGATAATGGATAAGCCTTTTTTGTTGGGTAGTAAATACCATTATCATAAGTATTAAGCATTATCCTCCTGGCTAATGAATCAATTTTTTTAAAACCATAAACACTCCAATCTATTTTTGTTTGTTTGCTTACTCTTTTTGATATTTGAGAAATAGACATTTGTTTTATATTTGGGTCTTTTGCTATGCCTAAATAACCCGATTTTATAAATGAATAAGTTGCGTAATGTGGTGTTTTAATAAATGAGCAATTCTTATATTTCTTTTCTGCCCATGCAATATATTTATTTTCAAATTCAAGTTCAGGAACAACGTACATAAAAACACATTGAACTCTATCAAAACTTTTTGATAATAAATCAAGAAGCATTATAGAATCTTTACCAGTTGCTGAATGAAATAAAATCACTTCGTTTGTTTCCGCGCGAAGTGATTTTACGATTTCGGTGTAAAACATTAACTACCTACCTTCAGCGTTAGCATCAGAAAGAGCGTCAGCAAATGATCCTAAATCTTTTAAATCTTTGTTTGATTTTTTCATTTTGATATATATTAAGTGAGCTGCAAATTTACGAAATAATTTTACCAAGCAAAATTTCTATTGCACTTCCTCCTTTGGGGGCAGTAATATTATTTTCCTCGTTAACAAAATCATTAATAAAAAATATAGGACAAATCTGAATACATTCAATAATTAAACGTGGAGCATCAGGTGAAAATCCATTTATAAATTCAATTTCTTTTATATCAAAATGCTTTCCCCACTTTCCATTTTCGGCTTTCCTTAATAGTTTTTTCTTATTAAAAGTTGAAGCAGCGCGGTAATCTATCGTTTTTGTACCAGATTTAATAAGGTCAAAATTTTCCTTAGTTATCTGAAGTTGTATTTTCATAATACAAATATAAGTAATTTAATTGAAATATCCAAACTATCTGATTTTCAAATAGTTATAAGTTTATTATTATTGCTTCTTGCACTTGCTCAAACGATGTAGCAACAATGTAATGACCTCCATCGGATTCAAGTGCTGCTTTGCGTTTTAGTTGCGCTTCGCCTATCCTATCACTTGGCGATTTTACCTCGATGGCAAACAAACGACCTTTTAATATGCACTGGATGTCTTCCATACCTTTGTTAAGTCCTGCAATGTAACCTATACCTTTTCGATATCTGCCCTCGCTGCTGATGCGTCTTGCACTATTGCAGTTGTGAACGGATTTAAGGTAAGCGATAATCAAATCGGTAAACTTGTTGGTGTTAAAAG